TGTTCAGCCAACATTTGATTTCTCTGGTGTTGCATAAATAGTTGAGTTTATTAGATAATTAGACTAGAATGAGATAGTATTAATATTAATTTATGGCATCTACTAAAACTATGCGAGCAATAGATCGCTTGCGTAAAGCTGCTAATTTAGAAGCTACAAAAAAAGAAGTTACCTTATCTGATGGAACTGTATTTGAAATGTGGGTAACACCTCTTACATTAGCTGAAAAAGAAAGAGCACAAAGAATGGCAAAATCTGATGATGCTAATGAATTTGCTTTGCGTTTATTATTGACCAAAGCACAAGATGAAACAGGAGAAAAGTTATTTCAGTTGGGTGAAATAGATGTTCTTAAAAATGAGGTAAGAGATTCTGACCTACAAAAATTAATGTTAAGTATTATCCAGGAAGATCAGGAACCTTTAGACCCAAAAGGCTAAGTGCTGAACTGCGTAAAGATAATTTAATGATGTTGCAGTTTGGTATTGCTAAAGAATTAGGAATGAGTCTTGCTGATGTAAGAAAAATGACATTAGAAGAAGTGATTGGTTGGAGTGCTTATTTTCAGGTTTTAAATGAAGATCAAGAAAAAGAAATGGAAAAAATTCGTAGACGCAGGTAGAATAAGAAAAAAATTAAAAGTTTGTGGCTGCTGGTAACGCAAAAATTAATGTTGTTGTTGATGGCTTAAGACAAGTACAAGCTTTAGAAAAGTCGTTAAATAATATCTCTAGATTATCAGGAAAAATAAATGGAGTTGATAATGCTCCTAGAGTTGAACAAAAAGTACAAAAACTAAAAGAAGCTCAACGAGCTTCGATGATAAGAACTAGGAATATTGGAGATCAGATAGAAAGATTATCAGCACAAGGTTTAAATGTAGACAAAGCCAGAGCAGCTATTAAAAGAGCATCAGCAGCAGATTCTGCTAAAGAATTAATAAGAGCAAAAGCATATCAAGATGCAGCACAAAATATTTTAAGAACAGAACAAGAAATTACAAAAGAAAACAAAAGACAACAACAATTTAGATCAATAAGAGGAGGTTCTGGAGGTGGTGGCGGTGGTGGAATAATGCGAGGAAATAAATTTGATAATAGAAGTAATTCAGCAGCATTAAGAAGCGGATTAATTTCTGGTGCGTTTCCATTGTTATTTGGACAGGGATTACTTGGAGGTGCTGCTGGTTTTGCTGGTGGTGCTATCGGTACAAAGATGGGTGGTCAAATGGGAGGTTTTGCAGGAGGTCTTGTTGCTACTGCTGTCCTTCAAGGTGTTACAAATTTAAAAGATAATTTAACTGAATTAGGGTCAGCACTTGATCCTGCTACTGCCAATGTTGCTGAAAGTATTGAAAAATTAAAAATTATTAATACGACAAGAGCAGCAGAAATTAAATTAATAGAAAAGACACAAGGTTCTCAGGCAGCATTAGCTGAAATACAAAAAGATGTCGCAAAAGTTATAGGTGAAGACGGAGTTAAAGAATTACAAAGATTTTCAAAGTCAATGAAAGGTGCTGGAGATGAAATTAATAAATTTCTTTTAAAATTAAAAGCAGGTATAGCTGGTCTTACAAATGATATTGGTGATTTCTTTTCTGGTCGTGCTAAAGGTTTTAATGAGGGATTAAAAGCATTAGGTGAAGATGATCTTTTAGTAAAAAGATTTAGAGACTTTGAGGATAGAGAAGCTGAGTTTTTTAACAAGTCAACAGATCCAGATGCTCCTGGATTAGGCAGTTCCTTTTCTTCAACCGCAGCAGGTAAGGCAGAAAAGCAATCACTTAATAATGAAAGAAAGAGGTTGGAATTTTTAATTCAAATGAAAGCAGCAAGAGAATCTACTCTTCGACTCGATAAAGAAATGAGTGTTCAATACAAAGATATTGTTGGCTCGTTAGAAAAACAATTAGAAACAGATAAACGTATTTTAGAGCTTCAAAAATCAGGTATAAATCCTGCTTTAGCAACACAATTAGTTGCAATAGAAGATGCAGCAAAAGTTAGATTAGATTCTCAATATGACAGACTAAATACTGTTAATGAAGAGATAAAAGCAGAAGAAGCATTAAATAAAGGAGTAACAGATAGACTTTTATTTTTAAGAAACGAAAGAGATGGACTTCTAAATAATTTGAATATAATAGAAACTACACTTGATAAAGAAAAAGACAGAATTATAGCTAACGATGAAATAAATAAAAAAATTAGAGAACAAATAGCAACTCAAAAAGAAATAGAATCAATTCTTGCTGGTGGCATGACAAATGCTGTGATGGGATTAATTGAAGGATCTAAAACATTAGGACAAGTATTAGCTGACGTAGCAAAACAACTTGCAAGTATGTTCTTAAATAAAGCATTTAGTAGTATTTTCAGTGGTATGTTTGGTGGTAGTGGTGTTAGTGGTATAGGACCAGTAGCAAGTGGGTCTGCATACGCTAGTATGCTTGGTGGTGCGGTTGGTTTATATAGTAGTGCAGGTTCTTTTAAAGCGTTTAGGCAGGGAGGAATTGTTACTTCTCCTACAATGGGAATCATAGGTGAAGGAGGTGAATCAGAATACGTTATACCAGCTTCTAAAATGGCTGGTGCGATGTCTAGATATTCAGCAGGTGCTAGAGGTGGTGCTGTTATTCCAGGTGGTAGCCATGAATCTGGTACAGTTGCAGGTTCTTCTGGTAACACAGTTGTTGAATATACAGGACCTACATTAAACTTCAATGGTGATGAGTATGTACCAAAATCTGCTGTGCCTGAAATTATCGGTGCTGCTGCAAAACAAGGTGCAATGGCGGGTAAAGCACAAGTTATTGGTACGTTAAAAAATGCTAGAAGTCAACGTGCATCTCTTGGATTATGAGCCTTACAACTATAGTTACTTTTGTAGAAGTATTTGACATAGATGCTAGTAAAAAAAGAAGAACAATACATCTATTGCAAAATGCTAAAAGAGAACCCTCTGAAGGTGTAAAATCTCCAAAAAATACAATATTATTTAACGGTAAAAATTATCATTATTTACCTTTTATATATCAAGGTACAACTATTAGTAGATCAGGAGATAATATTGAATCTAATTTAATAATGGCTAATCATCCATTAAGCATGGCAAAAGCACAGGAAGCTGTAATTAATAGCTATTTTGTAGAAGTAAATGTATGTATTGTTGCTAATAATGATATTGATAATGTAACAAATGTTTTAACGACAGATACATGGCTTGCTGCTTCTTTGTCTTACGATCCAGAAGTTGTAGAAGTTTTATTAAGTAGTGCTGTTGATGCTGTTGGTGTGAATTTACCAAGTTTAGTATTAACTAATGACGCTGTTGGTAAACTACCTGTAACAAGTGATATTCAAAATAGATGAAACCATATCAGCTTATTGGTTTACCTTACAGATTAGGTGCTGATCCTATAAAACATCATGCAGTAGATTGTTTATCTTTGGCACGAACAGTTTTAAAGCATTATGGTATTAATTCACCAGAGCCTACAAGAGATTGGTATAGAAGAGTAAGAAGAAAAGACTTTGATATATTTAAAGAAGAACTTGAAAAGTGGGGAAACGAGACAAAACAGTTTAATATAGGTACAGTTGCATTATGTAAATCTAAGAATGGATTTGGTCTTGCTGTTTATTACGAAGAAGGATGGATAAGCTGCGGAGAATCGGAGGTAAGATGGAGCCCCTTAGACGGCCTGGAGGTCGTAGGGTGTTACTCCCCGCAGAAGTCGAATTATGTGAAACAGTAGGTATAACAGAAGATGAATATTTTTATTTTATAGAGTTAACACAGGCATTTAACGGAAAAAGACCTAAAGAGTATGATGAAATACCCTATATAGTAAATTTTCAGGCATTAGGACTTGTAGCTACTGGAGGTGGCTTAACTACTTTAGGTCAAATCGTATTAGGAGTTATTCTCAGTGTTGTATCTGTTTTATTAACACCAAAACCTAGAGCACCAAAAACTCCTCCTAGTCTTACAACTGCTGGTTTAACAGGTCCAAAAAGATTTGCTCCACAGACAGGATTTAATTCAATACAGGAATTAGCAAAACTTGGTGAAGTAGTACCTTTAATATTTACTAAACAAGAAACAGAGACAGATGGAGGTTATACAAGAACTCATGGTGGTGTTCGTGTAAACACAAGGCTTTTATGGTCACAGATGCTTAGTTTTGGTTCTGGTCAACAGTTAAAAGCGTTATTTATGATTGGCTTAAGTGACTTAGCAGCCAAACCAGATTTTGCAGGTTTTGCGATTGGTGATTTGTTATTAAAAAATTATTTTAATAAAAAATTAGCAATATATGCAATGACCAATGGTGGAAGGCCACAAGAAGGACCAGAAAAATATCCAGAGGGGACTTTAGAAAGACAAAAAGACAGACGAGGCGGTACTTTTCAAGATATAATGTCTGTTGACTGGGATCAGAATGCTGAAGCTACAGACACTATTGTAAGTAGTGCAAGGACTCCTAATACACAGACAATTTTTGGTAATTATTCTCCAATACCTAATTCTATGAGATATAGAGTTCCTTATGAATTAGTTTTAAAACAAAAAAATTTAAAAGATCAAAATAAAACAGACGTTGATACAAAGAGAAGAAAACTTAGAACCAGTTTTCCAAGATACGCTGCTGTTTATAGATATAACGGAAGTGAAGATAATAAAACAAGTTTTTATGCTGTAAAAGATGCACAAATTGATTATCTTATTGGAGATATGGATACTGAGAGTCAATACGGTACAAGTTTTGACCCTTGGGGTGTAGAAGATGTTAAATCTGCTGTAGATGCTTCAAGAGAGGAAGCTGATGATGCTATACAAATAGGTGAATCTTATTTAATTGGAGAAGCTCTAGCTGTTTGTACAGATAAAAGCAGTCCGATGTGGTCAAGTAAAACTTACCAGACTTGTTTTTTTAAAATAGATACTGGTGGGTTAATAGATGTAAGAGGAGGTCAACCAGGTTTTTTTCATGCTCATAAAGGGTATGAATTATTAACAATTCAAAAAGTGGCAATCGGAACAATTAGTAATAGTAAAGCTTGTGATGTTACAGAAATAGGTTTGAAATCAAAAGTATTTAAGCAGGTGACAAGTTTTCCTAATGCCAATAGTCATCCTGGTGCTGTTGGTTGGAATCAGCAAGATATGGATACAACAGATGGAGTAGTCAAAAGATATAACGATGATGATGGTAGTATTTCTCTTGGAGGTATGAGTAAATACCTTACAAGGTATAGTTTTTTTAGATTACAGGCAAGAGTAGCAGGTATTGATGATCTTGAAGATAGTTGGAATTTTATAGATGGAGGCATACCTTTTGGTATTAGAGGAAATTCACCACAACCTCAATATAATTTTATAAGAATTAATCATTACTGCGTTCCTAAAAAAGAATTTGAATTTAGGTTTGTGCCTTATCCTGGAAATTTAATTAAAAGATTTTTTGTAGATCAAAGACCAGTAAGGATGTTAAATTCTTCTGGAGAGCTTTTAAATTATGATAGCAAAGCAAGTGATCAATTATTTTCAATATATTTTCAAGGATCTGAAGAAACTTTAAGAAGCGGAGATGTTTCAAATACAGAATGGTATTTAGGAGATTTACCCACAGATACTGATGGTGGAAAGATTAATAGAATATTAAAAACCGCAGATGGTTTTATTCCACGTTCCACAAGATGGGTAGAAATAGAAAGAAGATCATCAAATATGGATGCAAATCTAAGAGGAGAAGCAGTTATTAGATATAACACTCAAAGTAGTGGTAGTACCTGGAGTTGGGATGATAAACCTAATCCACGTTGGTCGGAGTATATAGGTAATAGAAATAGAGAAATAAACAGTCCATTAAGTAATCCCGACAGTATTACAATAGGAGATCCTTATGTTCATCCTTATATAGATAGAGATGGTTTTAGATTTGGTGTTGGACCTTTTATTGAAACAATCAGAAGAAGAAATAAATCTAGAAACCATGGTCATTATTATGGAATGATTAAATATGAGATGAAAGAAGCTGATGTACCCCCTACTGTTCATACAAATATCTCAACAGTTACTAATGGTAGTGGTTCAGGTCTTACCGTTGACATAAAAGTATATTTAAATCCAGCGGATAACTCCTATGCGGGTGCTGTTTGGGAAGTAAATCAAAGAGGTAGTGGTTACAAAGATTCTGACCTTATAGGAGTCCCTGCTGTCGGTAGTTTTCCAGGTGTAAATAATATCAATATTGTCACTGACTTCAGTGAATTTGTATCTCCACCTTGGCCTGAAGGTAAAAATTTAAATCCTTTTGATGCTATTGCAGATTATTACCAATATGATGCAGAACGTAGTAGTCATCAAGATGGCCCAGAACATGAAATTGTTTATGTAAATGAGCAGAATAATTTAGGTCGAGATATTCCCTACGCTTTCGATCAGGCTGGTATTGCCAATGTTGCCTTACGTCTAAGCAGTTCAAAAGAATGGAATAGTTTTTCACAATTTTCTGCTTATATAAAAGAGGGAATCTTAGTGCAAAGGTTGGTAGAAGATAAGATTGGTCCGACTAATTTATTTCCTGAGATTGTTTATTCTCTTTTAACTGAAAACCGCTTTGGATTGGCAGATTTAATTGGTGTCAGTGCTGTTGACAAGGATAGAATGACAATCGCTGCTAAATTCTGTGAAGCAAACCAGTTTTATTGGGATGGTGTTATTACTGATAAGCAAAATATAAGAGAATTTGTCTATCAAAATGCAGTATTTAATTTATTAGATTTTACGATTCTTGGTGGTAAATTTTCACTATTCCCCTCTGTTCCATATAATGCTGATAATTTTACGATAAAGAAAACATCAAAACCACACGTTCGAGCTTTATTTACTGATGGAAATACAAGAAATCTAAAAGTTAGTTTTTTATCACCAGAAGAACGTCAGAATTTTATTGGAACGGTTTATTTTAGAAAAGAGATCCCAAATGGTTTTTCTGAAACATTATCAAAAACTTTTACTATTGCAACTGATGATAAAACTATAGAGGAAAAATTTCCAATAGAAGTATTTGATATGTCTGATTTTTGTACTAATGAAAGTCATGCTGTTGAATTTTTACAACACGCATTAATGATAAGAAATAAAGTAGATCATGGTATTAAATTTGAGACTACACCACAAGCTGCATTAGGATTACAGCCTGGAAATTATATAAGATTTATTTCAGAAGCTACTCATACCAGCAGATTTGAAAACGGTGTCATTTCTCCTGATGGACTTGTGCAGAGTGTTGGTAGAAACAGTTTAAATGATGTATCAATTTATTATTGGAAGCCAGGAACACAAGAAGTGAAAGAAGCAAAACTTACTGTTACTGCTAATGGCACAACAACAAATTCTAATTTATTTGGAGCCGTTTTTACTGTAAAACAAACAAGCGAATCTAATAGATTATATAAAGTTGAATCTATCACCTATACAGATGAAGGTTTTATAGAAGTATCAGCAAGTCATGCACCTCTTTTATCTGATGGAACTCTTGCTACAATAAATTATGATGATTCTGATTTTACAGGGATGTAATGGCGACTAGCAGATTTTTTCCACCTGTTAAACCTTCTTCTAGAACTTTTACTGCTGGAAGGTATCCACAAACTGAATTTGTTGCACAGAATGGTGCAAAAACTGTTATCAGATACGGTAATAAACAAGTAGATGCAAAATTAACTTTAGGATTTACAAATATTACAGATGAAGAAGTTAATTTAATATTGAATACATATGAAGAAGTTAATTCTGATTATGATTACCTTGAATTTCATGGTGGTGATGCACTAGCAGGTATTACTCTTCCTGATACAACAAACAGTGTTTTATTTGATAAAGTCAGAGCAAGTGATGGTTTTGGAAAACTTCTGTTAAGATATAGATTTGATGGTCCTCCAACAGTTACGAGTGTCAGACCAAATAGATCAAATGTGCAATGTAAATTTGTCGCCTGCCTCGATGGGGATTAGAATGTATTTAAAATTAAACTAAAACAATGTCTGGCTTTTATTCTGGTAAAGAAGGTGAATTATTAATAGATGGAACGAAAGTCGCTAAAGTCAGATCATTTTCATTTTCATTTAACCAAGCAGTTCTAGAGACTGTTTCTTTAGAAGATACTGATAGAACAATTATTCATGGTACTAGAAGTTATACAGGTAGTGCCAGTGTTTACTATTATCAGGAAACGGCTGGAGGGGGTGCTGGTCAGCTTAGTACCTTAATAAATAATATTATCAAAACTGGTAGTAGTGCAGGTGATGGTGCTAACGCAGAAAGCACTGCCATGACATTTAAGTTAAAAATAAAGGATAGCTCTACTGCTGGTAGATTTATTGAATTTCAAGCAATACCAACAAGTTTTAGTATTACGAGTGCGGTAGGAGAAGTAACAGCAGCAGATATTAGTTTTGAAGTAAATGGAGCACCTACTGGCCTTGTCTTGTAAATGTCTATTTATTTTGGATCGACAGGTTTTATTGAGTTAAAACGTGATGCCTTAAATTCTGAAATAGGAACATC